CTTAAAAAAGAAAAAGACGCTCTTCTTGAGCAAAACCAAAAATACAAAAGTATATTATTGCAAGCAAAAGAAAAACTTGAAGAAGTTAATCTTTCAAATGCAAGGCTTTTGTATACAAACCGAGTATTGGGTAACCCCTCCCTGAATGAGCGACAAAAAACTAAAATTGTCGAAGCTTTGTCTAATGCCGGTTCAGTTGAAGAGGCAAAAGTTATTCACGAAACCCTTCAAAGCGCAGTGGGATCTTCACGAAAGAGAAATCCACAATCACTGAGCGAAGCAGTTACGAGAAACACCTCAACAACTATTCCTCGTCGTAAAGACGAAAACAAAAGTAATTCACCTAATAACAGGTGGAAGACTTTAGCAGGTATTAAATAATATAAAAGGAGGATTTTAATATGTCTGTATTAGATAAACTAACTGAAGGTATCGTAAATCGAGACCTCCAGAAGGAAGGTGCTGCTCTACTTGAAAAGTGGGAAAACACCGGCCTTCTTGAAGGGATCAAGAGCGATGCCGAACGACAGTGTATGTCACGCCTTCTAGAGAACCAGGCCAGAGAGCTTCTTCGCGAAGCTTCTTCAATGGAGTCTGGTAATGTAGAAGGTTTTGCTTCTGTCGCATTCCCAATCGTGCGCCGTGTATTCGGTTCACTTATTGCTAACGATCTTGTATCCGTTCAGCCGATGAGTCTCCCTTCGGGTCTCATTTTCTTCTTGGATTTCAAGGCTTCGGACAATCTCGCCAAGTCACATCTTGGTCTTCAGGTGGCTAATGACACCGACGCTAGTTCAATTTACGGTGGCGGTAAGCTTGGTCAAGCCATCACTGGTGGTGTTGATCTTGGTGGCACTTTGGATGCTAATGCTGAGCTTGGTCCTTACGGACTTAACAATGGTTACAGCTCACCTACTGGTTCTGCAGAAACTGCTGCGACTATTATCGCTTCCGGTACTTTCGGTGGCAAACTTAACAACTCTGACGATCTCCCTCGCGGTCACGACACCGCAGGAGCAGTCGCTGGTGGTAATGGCCAGTACACGCAAGCAGAGTTCGATAAGCTTTGTCGCTTCGACCCAGATTTCACATCTGGGACCACAAGCGTTGCAATTGCAAAGATTGCTGTTTCCGGTCTCGGTGACTTGAATAAGAACAACCTTCAAAGCATCACCATGACTACAACTTCTGGTACGCTCGCCACAGGTGTCCGTCAGGTTCGTCGTTTGACTCAGTTTTCTGGTTCAACACAATCTCACGTTCTAATTTACGTAGCATCAGATACTGCCATTCCTTCCGCTACTGACACCGCTTTCGCGGCTGATAGCAGTGGAAAGAGACAGTTTGAGTACGCTCTTGCTGATGATTTCGGTGGTTCTGCTGCAGCTGGCGCAGGTGTTCTTACTCCTGGTGCTGTTGTTGGTCAATCTCCATGGAACCTCGAATCCGACGCAGGAATTCCTGAGATCGATATCAAGGTTGACAGTGTATCCGTTACTGCTCAGACCAAAAAGCTCAAGGCCAAATGGACCCCAGAGCTTGGTCAGGACCTTAACGCTTACCACAACCTTGACGCAGAGGTAGAACTCACTGGCATTCTCTCCGAGCAAATCGCTCTTGAGATTGACCGTGAAATCCTCGAAGACCTCGTGAAGGGATCTAAAGCTAGTACTCTTTACTGGTCACGTCGTCCAGGTAAGTTCCTTGATCGTACAACCGGTCTCCCAATTAGTGCTCTCTCTAATGAGAGTCTTCTTGGTGCTGACTTCACCGGTACTGTGTCCGAGTGGTATGAGACTCTTTGCGAAACCATCAATGATGTTTCCGCTCAGATTCACCGCAAGACACTTCGCGGTGGCGCCAACTTTGTCGTCTGTGGTCCAGAGGTTGCTAACATCCTCGAGTTCACATCCGGCTTCCGTGCTGACGTAACAGGTGATGCTGACAGAGGTACAGTTGGTGCTGTTAAGTCTGGTAGTCTCAGCAAGAAATGGGATGTATACGTAGATCCTTACTTCCCCAGGAACGTTGTTCTTGTCGGTCGTAAAGGTGGCTCGTTCCTTGAGAGCGGCTATGTATATGCTCCATACGTGCCTCTTCAGGTCACACCGACTATTTTTGGTGTAGAAGACTTCGTGCCTCGCAAGGGTGTGATGACTCGCTACGCTAAGAAGATGGTGCGTCCTGATATGTACGGTCTTGTAGTAGTTGCTGACCTTAACGGTTAATTACTAAATTAACCTTTTTATAGGAAACCCCAGTTTGACTTAAGTTGGACTGGGGTTTTCCTTTTTCCTAAACTATTTAAGTTTAGCACAGGAGAATTTATGAATGTCCTATCCCACTCTGTCACCTTCAAGCTCAGTGAGTGCTATAACACTCCCAGCCACTGCAAGTTTGTCGGATATTACAACGACAACTTTACCTTTCAATATATACAACGATACAAATTCTAGATTATTTTCAGACAACTTTATAACGGGGGCAGTTGATCAAGTAGCTTACACATATAAGAAGCTTGGTGGAGATATTTTAGACATTGAATTGACGAAAGAGAATGTTTTTGCGTCATATGAGGAGTCTGTTTTAGAATATTCTTATATTGTCAACATCCATCAAGCAAAAAATGTATTAGGAGATATGTTAGGAAACACAACTGGTACATTTGATCATGACGGTCAACTTATTGCAGAAGGAGTTTTAACTTCAAGTTTAGGCTCTGGAGATCATGCAGAACAAATCTCTTTAAAATATCCAAGTGTAAGATTTGAATATGCTAAAAGAGTTGGCTTGGGAGTCGGCGCAGCAATTGGAGTTGGAGGAGACGAGACAGAATACTCAGCATCTTTTGACACCTCTGTAGATACACAAGATTACGATCTTCAAAGTATTATTTATTCTGCTTCTATAGATACAAGTAAATCTGACTTAGCTTACTATCAAAAATTAAATAATAGTAAAATAACAATTAAACAAGTATATTACAAAACTCCACAAGCTATATGGAGATTTTATGGATATTATGGCGGCCTGAATACAGTTGGAAACCTTCAAACATATGGTCAATGGGCTGATGATTCACAATTCCAAATCATTCCAGTTTGGCAAAATAAACAACAAGCGCAATCTTTTGAGGATGCAATTTATACAAGAAATTCTCATTACTCGTTTGAACTAAAAAATAATAAATTGAGATTATTCCCTTCGGCTACAACCGTCGCACCTACAACAATGTGGGTTAAGTTTACAATCAAGAGAGATGCTTGGGAAGAAGATGATGATCGGACTCTTGGTACCGATGGCGTAAATAATATGAACACTCTTCCTTTTGCAAATATCCCATATAGAAATATTAATTCAATTGGAAAACAATGGATTAGAAGATTTGCCCTTTCGTTGACAAAAGAAACATTAGGACAGGTTAGAGGTAAATTTGGAACCATTCCAATTCCAGGAGAGTCTGTAACTCTTAATGGAGATGCTTTAATCTCACAGGCAAAGGATGAACAAGATAAACTAAGAGAAGAGCTTAAAACAGTTCTGGATGAGTTGACTTATGCAAAATTGGCAGAACGAGACGCCGCAGTAGCTGATTCTGTCAACAAGGTTCAGGAAAGAATACCTCTTCCTGTATTCACAGGGTAATTAAATTATGTCTAAATGGGAACAGCCAACTCAGCCACCACCCCCACTCTTTATTGGAAAAAAAGAGAGGGACTTGGTTAAGCAAGTTAATGATGAATTAATTGAGCGCGTTATAGGACAGCAAGTATTGTATTATCCTATTAGTTTAGACCATACGAATTATCATCCAACTTACGGTGAGGCTATTAATAAAACATTTCTTCCACCAATCCGTGTTTACGCTTTGGTTGAATGGGAAGGCACTCAGACAGAGTTTATGAATAATATAGCAGTTGATAAAAATGCTTCTATAACTGTTCACTTCCACAAAAGAAGATTAACAGAAGATCAAGATCTTATTGTCCGAGTTGGAGACTTTGTTTTATATGGTGACATTCATTTTGAAATTGTTACTATAAGCGAGCCAAGACAATTGTTTGGCCAAATTGAACATCGTTTTGAAGTTTCTGCTAAATGTATTAGAAGCCGCGAGGGATTATTCGATGCCACCTAAATATGATCATACAGAAGTTAAAGATACAAGCATCATTGAAGAAACAATAGTTATGCCTTCAACACTGGAAACAATTGATGAGGCGTTCCTCCATCATGTAAAGAAAGAGTTCAACGTTCACACAACGACAAGAAATGGTTTCGAACAGGTTCCCGTATTGTGGATGACTGCTGAGAGGTCATATCAAATAAAAAATGATCAAAATTTGAGAGATAAAAATGGAGCCTTAATACTTCCAATTATGACAATCGAAAGATCCTCAGTCGAAAAAGATCCAGCAAACAAAGGGATTTTTTATGGAAATGTTCCCCCAACGATGGATGAGAAGGGTGGTTCTATTATAATTGCGAGAAAAATAAAGCAAGATAAATCTAGCAATTTTGCAAAAGCAGATGCACATAGAGTGTTTGGCCAACTCAACTATCCGTTTAAAAATAAGAAAGTCGTATACCAATCAGTGTCAGTTCCTATGCCAGTTCACATTACTATAAATTATGCGATAACATTGAGAACAGAATATCAACAACAAATGAATGATATGATTACTCCGTTTATTACAAATACTGGAGGAATTAATTATTTTGTTTTTAAAAAAGACGGACACAGATACGAAGCATTTATTCAGCAAGACTTTACACAAGATAATAATATCGCTTCTTTGGGAGAAGAAGAGAAAATGTATCAGACAACAATAAATATAAGAGTGCTGGGATACTTAATTGGTCAGGACGTAAATCAGGACCAGCCAAAAATAGTCGTTCGCGAAAACGCGGTCAGTGTAAAGATGCCAAGAGAAAGAGTTATTATGGGCGACGATCCAGAACACGACGACGATGCATTTTACAGAAGTTAATAATGGATTTAATAATGGATTTTCAACGATTGAATTACTATTTATTAGAGAAATCACTATTATGTTTGTCACATAGGAGAATAAAGCATGTCTGACGCCAAGAAGTTTAAATTTGTATCACCTGGAATTTTCATTAAGGAAATCGATAAATCACTCCTCGATGTTGAACCAGACGCCATCGGCCCGTTAGTTGTCGGTCGTTCCCAGAAGGGACCCGCCGGAACACCAATTAAGGTTCGCTCTTACGCAGAGTTTGTTGAAATCTTTGGAGAACCGCTTCCTGGTATTCAGTCTGGTGACGTTTTCAGAGATGGAAATAAGCTTGCACCAACTTATGCTTCTTATGCTGCAAAAGCTTGGCTTACAAATAATAGTCCGCTCACATTTGTTAGACTTCTAGGTGAACAACACACTAGCGCAGGTGCAACCGGCTTGGCTGGTTGGGGAGCTTCTGAGGCTTCAACCTC